GACGCTGCCGCCACGGGCGAGCCCGCCGACACCGCCCGCGTGGCTACTGGTGACGCCGAGCCCGTTGCAGACGCTACCGCCCTCGGAACCGTCGCCGGCAACTACGAAGCCTGCCGCGAGTACATCGACCAGCTTCGAGGCTGGCAGCGCTGGTGGGGTGAGGTGAGTCGTGGCTGACGCGCTCGACCTGAAGGTCGAAGGGCTCAAGGAGTTGGCCGACAAGCTGCGCGGCATGGGGCCGGACCTCTCGCGCAATGCGCTGCGCGCCGCTGTGCGGGCTGGCGCGTCGACCGTGCGCGCCGAGGCCATCAACATGGCTCCACAAGATACCGGCCGACTGCGCCGCGCCATCTACCTGAAGCACATCCGCGAGAAGTCGGGTGCGCACCAGCAGACCTTCTACGTCAGCGTGCGCGCCGGCAAGCGCTACCGCAAGCGCGAGCTTGACGCCTACTACTGGCGCTTCGTCGAGTTCGGCACCGCGAAGATGGCGGCTCGCCCGTTCATGCGCCCGGCCTTCGAGGCGCGCAAGGGTGACGCCCTGGAAGCCATCAAAGCCCGATTGGCCGCCCGGATCAAGACCTACGAGCGCAAAGGCAGACGATGATCGAAAAGCAACTGGTCGCCATCCTCATGGCCGACGCCGCCGTCCAGGCAATCGCTGGCGCGCGCATCTATCCCATGCGCCGACCGCAGGACGATCCTGCGCCGTGCGTTGTCTATCAGCGCATCAGCACGGCCCCGGTGAAGAACATCGAAGGCGACAGCGGACTTGATTCCGTGCGGCTGCAGGTCTCGTGCTGGGCCACTGCATACGCCGACGCAAAGGCGCTTGCCGCAGCTGTGCGCAGCGCGATCAATGCATCGGACCTCAAGTCCGCGACCGAGATGGAAATGGACGATCAGGACGCCGAGACGCGCGAGTTCCGCGTGATGACCGATTACCGGATCTGGCAGAACCTTTAACCCGCCCCGCAAGCAGCAGCACCTCAAATAGCCCGCCGAGCGGGCTTTTTCATTTCAGGAGACACGCGATGTCCAGCAACGCAATCGAAACCCAAGGCATGCAACTTCAGATCGGTGACGGCGCCACGCCCGAGGTCTTCGCCAAGATCAGCGAGATCAAGAACTTTTCCGGCCCCGGCGGCTCCGCGTCGGTGATCAACGTCACCTCGCTCGACTCCACCGCGCAGGAAAAGCGCATGGGACTGGCTGACGAAGGGCAGCTGCAATTCACGATCAACTACGTGCCGGCCGACGCCCAGCATGCCGCGCTGCGCGCCGCGCGCGCCAGCCGCGAGCAGACCAATTTCCGCCTGATCTTCACCGACGCCGGCGCGACGCAATGGGACTTCGCGGCTTTCGTGACCGGCTTCTCGGTCTCGGGTGGCGTCGATGCCGTGGTCGAGGCGCAAGTCACGCTCGAGATCACTGGCGCCATCACGGAGTCCTGATCATGCTGCTGACCCGTGAAGCCATCCTGGCAGCAGCCGGCACGCTGCCGCGCGAGACGGTGCCCGTGCCCGAGTGGGGTGGCGAAGTGATCGTCGCCACCATGACCGGCACCGCGCGTGACGAGTGGGAGCAATCCCTGGTCACGCAGGGCCGGCGCACCATCGAGAACGTGCGCGCGAAGCTGGTCGCCGCCACCGTGGTCGATGAGGCCGGAAACCGCATCTTCTCGACTGATGACGTGCAAGCGCTCGGCCGAGCATCCGCTGCCGCGCTCGATCGCGTCTGCGTGGTTGCGCAGCGCCTAAACGGCCTGGCTGCCGACGCGGTGGAGGAAGCCAAGGGAAACTGACGCGCCGCCCTGAGCGGCGCTTCTACTTTGATCTGGCTGAACGGCTCGGCATGCCGGTAGGGGTAATGCTCGCCAGCATGTCGAGCGCCGAAATCACCGAATGGAATGCGCTCTTCAGGCTTCGCGCCGAAGAGCGCGATCGCGCCACGAAGAAGCCGGCGATGACTGCGGCCGACATTCGCGCCGCGCTCGGGCATCGCGTCATCAAGAAGAAGGGGTAGGTCATGGCAGCACTAGGAGAGCTCGTTGTCTCGCTGTCGGCCAACATTGCGCAGTTCACGAGCGCGATGGACAAGGCTGCGTATGTCTCGCAGCAGCGCATGGACAGCATGGTGAAGTCCGTGAAGGCGGCAAGCGCCATGATTGGCGGTGCGCTGGCTGCGGGTGCGGGCGCCTTTGCGGTGCAGATGCGCTCGATCGTCAATTCGGCTGACGAGACCGGCAAGGCTGCGCAGAAGCTTGGCATGACAACGGAGGCGCTGTCCGGGCTGCGCTACGCGGCGCAAATGTCCGGCGTGGATGCCGCGAAGCTATCCGAGGGCATCAACAAGCTGAACGCGGCTGCCGCCAATGGCAATGAAGCGTTCAGCGCGATGGGGCTGTCGGTCAAGAATGCGGACGGTTCGCTCAAGACCTCGGACGTGCTGCTGAAAGAGGTCGCCGGCAAGTTCGCCAGCTACCGCGACGGTGCAGAGAAATCAGCGCTCGCGCAAAAGCTCTTTGGCGAGAGTGGCGCCCAACTGATTCCGCTCTTGAATGCGGGCGCGGACGGCATCACCGCCATGACTGACGAGGCGCGCGAACTTGGCATCGTGTTTTCGGGCGAAACCGCGCAGGCCGCTGCGGCGGTGAATGACAACCTCACGCGCATGCAAAAGGCGCAAGAGGGCATCGTCGCGCAGATCACGGCCGCGATGCTGCCGACCATCCAGAACCTCACCGACAAGCTGGTCGATGCGGCCAAGAACAGCAAGCTCATGGAGGACGTTTCGCGCTCGCTTGCGACCGGTCTGAAGCTGTTGGTGTCCGGCGGCGCCATTGTTGCAGCGACGTTTGACGTACTCGGCAAGGCGGTCGCATCGGTCGCCGCCGCAGTCGTTGAGGTTGCGGGCGGCGAGTTCTCGCGCGCCTGGGAAATCCTGCAGATGGGCGGCCAGGACATGGCCACCTCTATCGTCGGATCGGTGAACACCGTGATGGGGATTTGGGACGAGGCGGCGGCGAACGCCGAGACCAAAGCGAACGCGCCCTCGGGCGGACTTGTGGCGCCGATCGTGACCGGGGCTACCCGCGCCACCCGCGCCGCGAAGGAGATCGACAAGGCCGCACGCGAGGCCGAGGCGGCGCAGAAGCGCCTGATGGACGAAGGGCGCCGCGTGTTCGAGAGCACCCGGACGCCGGCCGAGCAGCTGAATGCCGAGTACAGCAAGCTCAATGACTTGTTGGCCAAGGGCGCGATTGACTGGGATACCTACGCGCGCGCCGTCATGGATGCGCAGGATCGGCTGATGCCGATGGGCGAGGCGGTGAAGGCGGTCGCCGAAGAATCCAAGGGCGAACTTTCCGAACTGCAGAAGGCGGTGGAAGGGTGGGGCAAGTCATCGGCCGACGCAATTGTCGAGTTCGCCATGACGGGTAAGTCGTCGTTCAAAGACATGGTGAACTCCATGCTCGCCGACCTTGCCCGGATGATGGTCTATCGCAACATCACCGCGCCGCTCGCCGCCGCCGTGGGTGGTATGGACTTCGGCGGCATCGGCTCCGCAATCGCCGGCATGTTCGGCGGCGCTCGCGCCTCGGGTGGCCCGGTATCGGCCGGCAAAACCTACCTGGTTGGCGAGCAAGGCCCGGAACTGGTGACGATGGGTTCGAGCGGCTACGTGACGCCCAATCACGCGCTAGGCGGTGGCGGTGGCGGCGTGTCCATCGTCGTCAACAACAACGCCGGCCCCGACACGCGCGCGAACGCGGTCGCCACCACGGACGCCACCGGTAACACGCAGATCATGGTCATGGTCGAGAAAATCGAAGGGATGATGGGCCGGCGCATCGGCCAGGGCGGCGGGCTCGCGCCCATGCTCGAGGGGCGCTACGGCCTGAATCCCGCAGCAGGAGCGCGTCGATAATGGCTTACTGGCCCCCGCAACTTCCCAAGCCGCAGCTGGCCGGCTACGGCCTCGCGCCGCAAGCCGCGTTCGTGCGCTCCGACATGGACGCCGGTCCGGCACGGCAGCGCCGCCGCTTCACGCAGGCGCCGACCGACATCACGGT